GTTTCTACTAGTATTGCATCGTTTGTTGGAGCTACCAAGCGTGGGCCAGCTAATAAAGCTATCTTTATCGACTCTTTTGACTCCTTTAAGCGAGTATTTGGTGATACTGCGGTTGATGGCGAATCGATGTTTTACAGTGTTCGTACATTCTTTGAGAATGGTGGCTCTGCTTGTTACATTGTGAGAGCTGTAAGTAGCGCTCAATTAGCCCTTAATATTAACCCTGCGAATGATACCTTAACCAATGCAGCAAACGGTGGCCTTTTGAAGGTATCTGCTGGTTATCGTGGTGAGAGTAGCTACGGTCTTGAAGGTAAAAACCTAAATATCTCTATCTCAGAGATTGGTCAATCTGCTATTCGTGCCGCTAATATGGTAAACGGTGAATCGAGTGTTGAGGTCAATAACCTAAGCGGTTTTAAAGATGGTGATATTGTACTTGTCGCAGGTACTTTGGTTGATGGTACTACTGCTGCAACTGACTACTTGAAAATCGAAAGCATGGAAAGCGTTATTGAAAGTGGTACTCTCAAGCACAAGCTTAACTTTACAAGTGGCATT